ACCATTTCCGTAGGTACCAAGTTTTCGATTAAGTTTATTTGCATTAACACGTAGGGCTAAACCCTTTTTAGTTTTGTTGTATCTTTTTTGTTGCTTTAGCCTTTTAGCTTTAGCTTTTGGGTTGGATTTATAGTATTCAGAGGTTTTTGCCATAGAGCTTAGCCTGTACTAATTCTGGGTCAATGGTTGGCATAACCTGTGCAAGTTTAGAAAGAGGGTTTCCGTTGTAAGCAACACCGCTAATATCATTAGCTTTTAACCAATCACAAGCTGCTTTTAAGTCCTGTGTAGTTGCTTCACCCGATTTTATACGAGATAGAAATTCTTTAGTAATTAGGTTATGCAACTCGTTAAATTGGTCTTCAGTTGCTTTTTTCTTCATTTTGCTCCTCTCAGAATCGCCTACAAGGGCGATGAAAAAAGTTTCGGGTACGTTTGTACCCTTGATTTTAGAGTCCTAAACCTTTTTTGACTACAGCTAACGCTTTGTCGTCTAGGTCGTTATCACTCTGTGCTACTAGCTTTTCTAATAGTTCAACTACGAAAGTCTTGAATTTTGGTGACTTAAGTGCTGATAGCACAAATGGTTTAAGGATTGCTAACATTGTTTTTTAATAGTGATTGAATAGGTACTACGTCGGAGCATATGTGATATACACGTGACCCGGGTAGCAGGGTAAAGCCTTTCTGTTGTAGCTCGGCACATTTAAGCGCACGAACTAGCTCGAAGTCTAATTTGTTTTTTTGTATCTGACTTTCAGCCATGCGTTCGCATTGCTTAGTCAAATCTCTATTTAGAGGTACCATAAAATTAATTTGGAACCCCCAGTTTTCTGATATGACATAACCGTCCTCCGTCTGAGGTTCAGTATCGTTACCCATATAAAATGGACTAAATGTCATAGTGCTGCCATTACAAGATATGTTGTTACCAAAGGCTTGTCGACTTGGTGCTCCATTATTACTGAATTGTACAGCTTGATTCGTAACGTTTCCGGTAGCTGCTGCTACTGGGTTACTATTATTATTTGTATCTCCTTCGGCAAGTACAGGACTTACTGAGAGAATACAGACAGCGATGTAGTAGTAGAGTTTATTGTATAGTTTCTTGTGAAATCTATTTGTTCTACTAAGCCTGCTGCTCTTGTTGTGGTTTCTAAGTTCCACGGTAGTGAATTGTTAGTTACTGAAAATGTTGTAGCTGTGTCTGATAAATTTCCAGATGCAGTTACATTATTTCCTGACCACGTCTTTACGGCAGCACCCCATACTTGGCGTTGCTCCGTCTCCACTATAGTTTGAGTGGTAGTGGTCGTTGAGTTCATACTCCCTGAAGTAAACTGAGGAGTAACAGTATTGGCTCTAGCTATGCTGGGTGATAACAGAGCTAAAAGCAAGATTAGTTTTTTCATGCTTTTGGTTTATCTTTATTTGCCATAGGGCATACAGGTGGTTTGCCATTTCCGTTTTTACCGGTAGTAAGTCCAAAAGTTGCCAGTGCGCCTGTAAAGACGCTGGCTACGAAAGTGATATCACTATTCCCAGACTTTTTTACCATAGGTATATCTATGTAATTCATAGTAATAATAAAACCAGACCAGACAACTACGCCTAATCTTACTAGAGTTCCAAGAACTTCTAGTGTATGTTCTTTTTCTTCACCTATGTCTTTTAGTTTACTTATTAGACTTTGCTTTTTTGGCTTAACTTCTTCCATGATGTTTTTAGTATTGGTTTAAGTGCAGTAACCGCCCATTTAAAAGCTGCTGTAGCCGTAAGGGTGGCTGCTACAGAAACAACCGCAGTTGTTCCAGCCGTTACTAAAATTTCATTTTCCGGGACAGGCATTTTAAAATCTGTAAACGGTATGTCTACTTTTCTAATACCTGTTGCTTCCGGTTCATCTTTTGCCTCTGCTTCTACTCCCTCAGGAGCTTCTAAGTCGCTAGGCGGTACCACCATAGGAATGTATGATGGTACATCTGCTGTAGGTAAAGGTATAGAGATTGTCTCTATCTGTTGGATAGGTGGTATTTTAATACTTGGTATTTCTACCATTTATTTAGAGGGCACCGTAAGAATGGAACTCTTGTTTTAATTGGCATAAAGCAACCACATATTTTACAAAAACGTGCTTTGCTTAATCTTTCGCAATTATTACAAATTTCCATTTTTTCCTTACTCGTAATCTCCATTTTCAAAACTCCTAGAGTCTTTTTCTACCTTTTCTTTCATTGCGATAAGCTGGTCAGCAGTCCAATGTTGATCTTGGTTTTCTTCTTTAGGTACAAACTCTTTAACCATTTCAATGTGACCTTTAACTATATCTAGCTTCTTGTTATCACTAAAAAGTAAGCTATCTGACATTGCTTCTATTTGTGTGTGTATGTCTGGATAACAGTCTCTACGCACATCTTTCCATGAAAACTTAGGTTCTTCTTCTGGTGTTTCAACTTCTATACCTTCACCAACAGTACCTTCGTCGCCAAGTTTTATAGGGTTATCATTTAAACTTACTTGAGTAAGTCCTTTTGGTGACCTAGCAGCGATTTCTTGTAGATAATCTTCTTTTTTTCTATCAGGTCCACATGCGATGACAGTCCAACTACCATCGTCATACTCTACTCTCATCTGGGCAGTAGACACCTCTGTAATTTTGTATTTCATAATTAAGTTCCGGCTACTGAGCCATTGTTGTTAAAAGTTATGTAGCCACGATTTAGTACGTATGAGCCTGCTGCTCCACCAGCACTTCCGCCACTACCTGAGTTTCCGCCATTACCGCCATTACCGCCGGCTCCGGTATTTTGTGTTTCGGTACCAGCTTTACTTCCCATAAAGAATCCAGTACCACCAGTAGCTCCTGATGTTCCAGAGCCACCAGATGAACCTGTCGAACCAGTACCTCCAGCAGTACCCCATGTACCACCGTTACCACCAGCTCCTCCAGCTCCTCCGATACCGCCGTTACCGCCGTCTCCACCGTATCCAGCATTAGGATGTGTTGGTGAACTTCCGCCACTTCCGGCTGAACCGGGAGCTGCGTTTCCACCAGATTTTCCGTCTGTTCTAGTTTGTTTATATCCTAGTCCTTTACCTCCAACACCGCCGACTCCACCGGCACCGCCTCCACCGCCAGCTCCTCCAGAGCCACCAGTAGCATGTGCGCGGAATGATACTACCATTTGTGCACGATAGTAACGGAATCTTCCACGAGTAAACTGAGAATCTATAACTTGGTCAGAAGAATGGTTTATATAACTACCATCTCCATTAGAAGGAGCAGAACAAGAACTTTGTGCTTTTACGCTTAAAAATCCACCAATACCGGGGTTTTGATATCCCGGACTAGAACAACAATATCCATGACAACCAGAGTGGTTACCAAAATAAACGTTACCACTATGCCAAGTAACTAAGTACTTACCATTTCCACCGGCACCTCCGGCACCTCCAGAACCGCCAGTACCTCCGGCACCACCGACTCCTCCGCCTCCGCCACCAGCGTAGACTTCTCCGCCTGCGTTGTTGTTAAAGGTTACGTTACCGTTTTGTAGTGCTTGTACGGCTGGACCGCCATCACCACCAGTTCCGGATTCGCTACCTTCACCACCAGAACCTTGAATACTTCCGCTATTATGAATAATGAGAGTACCACCCATACCGCTATTAATAATTAAAGCAGCATTAGCATTCTCACTACCTACAGTTACTCCACTAGGTATAGTTAAAGTTTTAGGAACACTAGCTGCCCAGTTAGAACCAAAAGCTGTAGATGTTTGGTAGTTAGTTGTTTCACTAGAGATTGTTAATCCTATTGCGTTAGCAGCAGAATAGAAATTATTTAAAGATATTGCTCCAGAGGCTGGGACGCTACTAGCAGAACTAGGAACTGCACCACCACCTCTATAATATTCTGATAAAGAATGAGGGACTGAACCGCCAAATTCATTGACGATATCAGAAATACTGATTGTCCCTGAACCTTGTATTGGCATTACTTACCTCCTATTTCTTCTTTTAATTCGTTGACTGCGTTAATTAATATTGAGACTAATCTTCCGTAGTCAACTGATTTTGTACCGTCTTCAGAAGTTTTAACTACTTCAGGTACTACTTCTTCTACTTCTTGTGCAATAACACCGATATCTGCTTGACCATTACTTAGCCATTTGTAGTTAACACCACGTAGTTTACCTACGATGTCAAGTGCATTATCTATAGATGATATTTCTGTTTTTAGTTTTGCATCAGAATATGCAGTTACGTTACCACTAGCAACCATGTCGCCAGTTACGTTTACTCCACCAGAAACGCATTCTAATTTTGTAGAACCAGCATCCAGAAGTTTTAGTGAGCCTGTTCCAGTATTATCAATAATTCCATGGTTGCCATTATGATATATTTCTAGGTCATCACCAGTTCCTAAAAGGATTTTCTGGTTGTCGTCCATATCAAGAGTTCCGGGAGCTATAGAATTATTGTCTATAACACTCTGTACTCCAGATGTTGTTACTGCTCCTGAACCACCTTGAGCTAAATATGCCCAAGAGCTGTGTGCTGTACCACCACTAGAAGGTGCATTACCTGTAGTTGCTGTAGTACATATGTAAGTTGAGAGGATACCGCTATCTGTGAAAGCTACTAGGTCATCAGGTGTATAAGCTGTACTAGCGTTATAGGTTCCTCTAAAGACAAGTTTAATCTTGCCTAAATCTATTGTTGCCATTTTAAATTGTTACGATTAAGTTTCCGTTTGTATTTACGCTGTAGCTAAATCCTGATGCTGTAAGTAATACTTGCTCGAAAGCTGCATAGGTTGAAGCCGATATATTATCTGCGCCACCGTTTGTAGTGGTCTGTTGTAAGTGTCCATTTGTATCAGCATGAAATCCATAGACTTCTGCTGAAGCTAATCCTGTTAGTGCAGAACCATCAAGAGCTGGTAATGCTCCTGTAAGTTTGCTTGAAAGTATGCCAGACGCAATTTTATCGTTGGTAACTGCGCCGTTAGCAATTTTAACTGTGGTTACTGCATTAGAAGCTATTTCTGAGCTAGTTACGTTGTCAGCTAAGATATGCTGCATTGTTATAGCATCATTAGGTATCTTAGCTCCAGTAACTGCGTCGTCTGCAATCTTAGCTGTTGTAACTGCATCACTAGCTATTCGGTCAGCAACAACAGAGTTGTTAGCTAAATTACTTGCACTAATACCACCACCAGCAATTTGTGTATTGGTAATCGTGCCATCAGCTATCTGGGTTGCTGTAACTGCATTATTTGCAATATGTGCAGTATCTATTGAACCATCTACATAATGCTCAGAGTCAATACTATCGTCAGCTATTTTTGTACCGTTTATTGCATCGTTTGCAATATTACTTCTACCAACTAAATCAAATGATAAGTTACCATTAGCATCTGTTTTTAAGAATCTATCATCAGTTACACTATCAGGGAATGTAAGAGTATAACTAGCTCCTGCACTATGAGCTGGTGATTTTAATTTAATACCATGACTTTGTGCAGAACAGTTTAGCTGTAATGTACCATCGTTACCGCCAGCTCCACGTACTTCTACAACACCAGTACCGTTAGGTGCTAGTTTAATATTTCCGTTACTTGTTGTAGTTCCTATTTCTCCTGATCTAATAGTATCTAAGTTAATACCATCAGCAGCTACGTCTCTACCGTCAACGTTACCAGATACAGTTATATTACCTGTTACGCTTACTCCAGAAGTATGAATGTCTAGTTTAGTGTTACCAGTATTTTGGATTTTTAAACTACCATCACCTTTCTCATTAATTACAGAATCACTACCATTATGTAAGATTTCTAAATCTAACCCAGTACCAAATATAGCTTTTGCGTTGTCTTGATAAGTGTTACTACCAGTAAATGTGTTACCAGTTGTAGCAGCAAAGTTACCACTTGCTGTAACACCACCCTGCCAAGCACTGCCACTATAAACTTTTAGTTCGTCAGCAGTAGTATCAAAATATAGGTCACCTTCTGCTAATGCGTTACCGCCACCATCTGTAGTTGGAGGAGAAGATGCTACTTGATATTTATCTCCAAAGTTGTTTACAGAACTTATATTCGCAGACGCATTATTAATACTTGCTATGTTTGTAGCTGCTGTATTTACGTTTGCTATAGAGCCGGAAACAGTATTTATATTAGTTGCGTTACTTTGTACGGCGTTTATATTAGTTTCGTTATTCTTAACCGCAGTTATGTTTGTATTGTTTGCTGCAACTGCTGTTACGTCAGATGAAATACCAGCAACTGTAGTCACGTCACTAGATATACCAGCGACAGTAGTTGTGTTAGCAGCTATACCAGCTACGGTTGTTACGTTTCCAGCTATACCAGCTACAGTTGTAACCTCTGTTGCTTTTGGTACTAATCTGTGAAATGTATATGTATGTAGTGTAGATGTAGACTCTACTAAAAATCCGAATCCTTGAGGGATAACTGACGTTACGCCTGTAATAGTAATGTTAGCGTTGTTTGCTAAGTTACCATTTGCAATAGTAAGTGTTGTACCTGTAGGAGTTAAGGCAGTAGATGCTGCTTTAATACTTAGGACTGCTGCTGACCCTGCTTGACCTTGAGGATTGTCGTTAGGAAAGTGTTGTTCACTTGCCAAAATGTCGAAGCCACCAACGTCATTAACGATGTCAATAATTCTATCGTTAATAGCTGCGGTTGTAGCAATAGTAGTATCGTTGTCTGGGAAAGTATCTCCATCTTTAATTGTTTCTCCAGAACTAATATTAAAGTATCTAGCGTCAGCTTCAGTTTCTGTAAAGTATCTACCATCAAGAGCACCATTAGTTAACTCTGTCTCAGTAAAATATCTATTATCTAACTGTCCAGCATCTAGCTCAGTTTCTGTGTAATATCTACCATCTAATGTACCATCTGCAATCTTTGCATTGGTTACTGCATCATCTGCAATTTTAGGTGTAGTTACATTTGAGTCAGCTATCTTTGCAGTCGTAACATGTGAATCTGCAATCTTTGCTGTAGTTACGTTTGCGTCAGCTATTTTAGGTGTTGTTACATTCTGGTTAGCTATTTTTGCAGTAGTAACATTTTCGTTTGCAATGTGCTCAGTATCAATAGAAACTGGTGCATAGTGCTCAGAGTTAATAACATCATCTTGGATATTATCTCCATCAATAATGTCAGTAGCTAAATGTTCGTGATCTATAGCACCTACAACAATATGCTCAGAATCAACCTGACGGTCAGCTATCTTTCCACCAGTAATTGCATCTGTAGCAATTTTACCTGTAGTAACATTTAGGTCAGTTATTTTAGCTGTAGTTACATTTGCATCTGCAATTTTAGCTGTAGTTACACTGCTGTCAACTAGGTTTGCTGTAGCAGTTTTAACACCACTAGGTAATGTTCCGGTAGCAAGTTTACTTTGAGAAATAGCAGCAGAACCTGAGATATCAGCATCAACAATAGTTCCATCTGCAATTTTTGCAGAGGTAATTTGCGAGTCTCTTATGTCAGGAGTTATTATCTGATTTCTATTTTCTTTAATTCCATGTCTAACTAAAGTTTCGATCTTGTTAAGATCAGCAGCTTTGATAGATGACCCGGGACTAAAACTTACTGTGGGTCCGCTAACATCTGTTTCACTATATATGTGTATAGTATCAGTGTTGGCATATGTATCACCAAAAGTAATGGAGGTTGCATTAGATGCTATATTATATTGTCCTGTGGTAGGTGTGCCTGTTGAAAATACAAGAGGACTACCACCATTGACTCTGACTTTTATGTCAGACTCATTTATATATTGAGTTGTAAAGGAAAGGGTTGTAGTACCATTTCCGACTAAAAATTCTTCAGTTTTTGTCGCCATTTATCTTCGGGATAATTTGACGGGCGGATTATTTAGGCATTTCTAGAATCTTATCTATTGTGCCTCTGTTTGCTTTTATGTTTTTTAATTTTTGATTTCTTTCTTCAAGTAACAACTTTTGGATGTCGTTATCTTTCTTAATGCTTGCCCAAGCTCGTTTCTTAGCTCGGTCAAACGTTTTTGCAATTCGTTTGTAGTGTGGAAATGATTTAGGTTCAACATCTCTCATACCATTTTGTCTGTGCCAATCCATTTCAGCCATAGAGACTTGTATAGATTCTTCTTGTGCCATTGCATCAAACTTAGCTAGTAAGTTTTGATCTCCTATAGCTTTTTGGAACATTGATCTAACTTTTGGACTGTCAGATAAATCTGTTCCATCTGGAGCATAATATGTAGAAGTTCTCATATCATACCCACTGTTAAATAACATTTCTCTACCTACAGAATAATCTAAATTAAAGTTGACGGGAGATACTGCATTAAACATACGAGTAACAAAGTCATGGTCTTTAATAGGTCTACCAGTTAAGATATCATATTTTATAGGTAATGGGTCTGAAGCAATACCTTCAGTTAATAAGTTTCTATTTCTTATAGCACTGCCCATATCAGAACCAAGCTCTCTTGTGTAAGGAGTAAGTACTTTACCTATCTCATTTCTAAGACCAGATAAAGGTACTGTGTTATT